CCCGCCATCCTCTCATCCGTCAATGCGTGCGCGGTGTCCGGGTTGTCTCGCAGCCATTGCCCGATTGCCGATGCCAGATCGGCATAACTGGGAACGATAGTCCGGCGTTTGGCTGTGGCGACAGCGTCCAAGCAACTCCTCGACTGCCAGACTCTATCCGGCACATCGAGCATCTTAACCATGCCCGTGAGAGCCTCAACCGCCTGCTCCTGGCGATCCGGCTGGACCATTTGAGCAAGCTTCGCGATCCAACGCGCTTTATCCGGTGTCATGCGGTCCACCCTTCGAAGTCGTCTTCTGATTTTTGAATTACGCGAGCCATGCGCGCTTCGAGGCTGTTGTCCAGCGGTTCATCGGTCCATCGCTCCTGAGTGAGCCATGTCGCCGGATGCGGCAGGAATTGAACGTCGGCAGGCCACGGCTGGCTCTTAACGGCAGATAAGACGGTGGCCGGATCGGTCTTGGTCAACGCTTTGATCCATGCCTTCCGCGCCGCGCCCTTGCCGATCTTGCGGGGATACAAATCCCAAAACAGGTCAAACTCACGCGCATCTAGGCGCGTGGGGGTTAGAGATAGGATGGATGGGGATAAGGAGGGAGGGGGAGTTATAGTATTAGCTATAGAGGCGGGGGAGGGAACCATCGGGGAAGGAAGGGAAGAGGAAGGGGGCAAAGAAGTGACACCACGTTGATGCCACAGTGACGCCAAAGCTTCCCCTACAATGAAGTTCACAGATCGCCTATCTACCTTTGCAAGCACCTGTATTTGCTGCATAAGTTCCTTCGGAATGCGTATGTTGAAGCGGACCATATCCATCGTGTATCTCCTCTTAATGGTGACACCAATATGGTGCCACATTAATGTCAGGTCAATGCCACTTTTATCCTTGCGTCCGGGTGCATGGATCGGTATACGGGACAGGCCAATCCTGGCACAGAGGAGAACACTCCATGAGGACGCTCTACAAAACGACCATCAACGCGGACACGCACCTGACCTATTTCGCCGTTGAGGTGGATGCCGCCTGTCTTTATATCAGCACCACGATTGAGCAGCGCGGGCAGCCCGGGTGCCTGATTTCGATTGACCTGCCCCTGTCGATGGCACGCCACCTGCGCGCTGCTCTCGATGAATTGGATTTGAAATCGTGAGCCATGGGAAGGAACTGCTGCACCTCGCCCGTCAGCTTGCTGAGGACATCGAGGCCGGGGACTACAAGCGGCTGTCGATGCGAACTTTGTGCAATTTGCGCGGGATGGCAATTCAGCTTGAGGAACTCGGCGGCTTGGTCTGCATCGTGGAAAAAGTGCGACCTACTCATTCACGCCCTTGGTGGAGGATCTGGTGATGACTGCGATAAAAATGAAAACGGGGCAGATGCATCTCGTGTTTTTGACAGAGTGGGACACTGTTTCCATTTCTAGCTGGGGTGACACGCACGACGTGACACTGCGGCTTCGGCGCGAACAAGCGCAGGAATTGGTTGAACTGCTTAAGAAGTTTTTGGAGAAAGAGAATGGATGATTTTGGCGAATTGAGCCGGAACTCGGCCTGGTGGTCAACCGACTGCCGCCGGGATGTGAACGGGGAGACCGTTGAGGTTATCCTGGAGAAACAGAACCTCCGGCGCCGCAATCCGACCTGGGAACTGCCGGAGCGGCAGCAGGAAGCCATGCGGATGGGCTTGTTCATGCAGCCGCACATTGCGCGGCTGTTTGAGGATGCTCAAAAGATACGAGTGAAGGCGATGGACGATGAGATGACGCATCCGACGGAGCCGTGGATGAAGTCTCATTTCGACTTTGTCACTGAAGACAACCTCGCCTTGGTCGAAACCAAAAACTACAACCATGCGGCTTCGGTCAGATTCTCAGAGGAAGGGGAGGATATCCGCATTCCCCCGGCAGATATGGTGCAGTGCATCCATCAAGCGTGCGTTGCACGGGTTTCTACCGTTTACTTGGCAGTCCTGTTTGGAGGTAACCACTTCCGAAAATTTAGGATCGTCGTGGACGACGCGATGAAGCAGGCACACATCAAGCACTATGCCACCCTCTGGGCGCATGTGGTGCAAGGCACGCTGCCTGAGCCAAAAACCAGCAATGACGCTCGTCTTGTTTGGCCACAGGATAACGGTGATTTTGTGCTTGCCTCTAAGCAGTGCGAAACCATCGTAGAGCAATTCAAAGCGGTCAAAACCCAGCGCAAGATACTGGAGGATCAAGAGGAACAGATATCGGCTTATCTCCAAACCTCGATGGGCAATGCCAGCGAAATCCGCACGATTGATGGGCGTACTCTGGTTACGTGGAAGACGGCCAAAGGCACCAAAACGCTTGATACCGCATTGTTCAAATCGACAATGCCTGATACTTATGAAAAGTTCATCATCGAGCGCGCCGGATCGCGGCGTCTCATTGTCAAATAGGGGACCAACATGAACGATTGGGAATCAATCTACATTATCGACTGCGATATCCCGGGGCGGGCTAAGAACGCTCTCGTTTTTGAGTTTGGCGAGGCGGTCACACTGGGAGACATCAAGGACATGCCTCTGGGCCACTTTCGGAACATGCCGGGCGTTGGTCCCGCTGCGGTGCAGAATATCGTTGCGGCCATGACGAACGCCCTGAAAGGCACTAGGCCAAAAGCTTCAGTGAGCTTGATTGAGGCTGCTATGGAGAAGGTGGACACCAATGAGTAGCGCGCTTATTCCCGTTTCAGAAATGAAGCTGATGGCAATTGCCGTGGCCAAGAGCGGGCTCTTCGGGATCAAAACCGAGGATCAGGCTCTGGCTTTGATGCTCATCGCTCAGGGCGAGGGGCTGCACCCGGCAATCGCTGCCAGGGACTACCACGTCATCCAAGGCCGACCGACTCTCAAGGCTGACGCGATGCTCGCACGCTTCCAAGCTGCTGGCGGGCGAGTTGAGTGGCGCACATATACGGATGAACAGGTCACAGCCGTGTTCACGCATGCTCAGGGCGGCAGCCTAGAGCTTACGTGGACCATGAAACAGGCCAAGGCTATCGGGCTCGCCGGCAAGGATAACTGGCTTAAATACCCACGCGCCATGTTGCGGTCGCGCTGCGTGTCAGAGGGCATCAGAACGGTGTATCCGGGCTGCGTTGTCGGCACCTATACAGAGGAGGAGGTTGAGGCGTTTACGTCGCCCGCGCCTGCTGCTCCGCCGATGCCGTCACTGGAACCGCCCGATGGGGGCATCCCGCTCTATCTGCCTAACGGCAGGCTACACGCAAGGCACGATGGGCAACCCGAATGGGCGGAAAGCTACAACGAGTTGGTAGATCGCATACAAGTCTCGGTGAAAATGTCGCAGGACAACAAATACACCACCCTCCAGGACCTCGCTATCGCCAATAAAGAGGTGATCAACGAACTGGCTCCCGAATATTGCTCACTGTTGAAGTAGGAACACGTCATGCAACTCAAAAATCCGCCGCAGGTTGGCGCTGGCATTGCCTTCAAGGTCAAGGAAAAGAAGCACGAGAAGGCACCCGATTGGGATGCCGTACTTGTGCTGGATGATGATTACAAGGCTGGCCAGATGATCAAGATCGCCGCATGGAACCGGCAAGGTGCCGGAGGCATGTTCCTGAGCCTCAAGATCGACAACTTCAAACCCAAGGCAAAGCCTGACGCTGAAACGTATAAGCCCAAAGAGATTAGCGCACTTGGCGACGACGTGCCGTTCTGATGGGCAAATCCCAGCGCACTAAAGGGGCTACTTACGAGCGTGACATCGTGCATGTCCTTAAGGATGCGCTGGGGATCGACGTAGAACGCAACCTAAGTCAAACACGGGATGGCGGGGGAGACGTAGATCTCCCCGGCTATCTGGTGGAGTGTAAACGCCGGGCGGGCATTGCTGTGTATGAGTGGCTGGACCAAGCCACACGCGCCGCCAAGCCCGATCAGAAGCCTTTGGTGATAGCCAGGGCTGACCGGCGAGAAAATATCATCATCATGCGGTTGGACGACTTCCTGCCGTTGCTCAAGGGGACACAACATGCCGAAACCACCGACTAAGCGTGGTCAAAAACCGAACGTAATGCTGGCAACGCCGATGTATGGCGGCATGACTACGGGTTTCTTCCTGCAAAGCGTTTGCCAGCTTCAAGCGCAATTCGCCGCCGCCAAGTGGCATCTATCCAACAGTTTTGTGTTTAATGAGTCTCTCATCACGCGGGCTCGCAATGCCCTGGCGCATCAGTTCCTTAAGACGCCTTCAACTCACCTGCTGTTTATCGACGCCGACATTCGGTTTCAAGCTGAACACATCATGGCGATGATCGCGGCGGACGTTGACGTTCTCTGCGGGATCTACCCCAAGAAAGAAATCAACTGGCACACGGTTGAACGCGCTGTAAAAACCGGCGTGCCTGTGGAGAGCTTGAAAAAGCACACAGCGGCGTTCGTGCTGAACCTGCTGAACGACGCCAACGAAATAACTGTGGTTCAAAATGAGCCATTCGAGATACTGGCTGGTGGCACGGGTTGTATGCTCATCAAGCGTGATGTGATTCTCAAAATGGCAAAAGAAGTGCCGACTTACACCAACGACGTCGGAGATTTAGCAGGCAACATGGGTGCTGAGAAGGTCTGCGAGTTTTTCAGCACGAGCATCGACAAGGAAAGTAACCGCCTGCTTAGCGAGGATTATCACTTTTGCTTTAAGTGGCGAGAGATGGGAGGCAAAGTTCATGCGGCACCGTGGGTAAAACTGGCACACATCGGCACCTACATTTTCGAAGGCGGATTGCTGGAGGAAAAAGCGTGATCACGGATCAAATGGTTCAGGCGGCGCTGCAGGCGTATTGCGGACAGGATCACCAGTTAGATTTCGGCGTGTTGGCAGATTACCTTGCAGCGATGCGCGCCGCCCTTGAAGCCGCCGAGGCCGCAGCGTGGCAGCCGATTGAGACGGCGCCAATGGATGGGGCGGCAGTGCTCTGTTGGCCATTCGTGTATTTCGGTTTGTTTGAGGGGTGGGGAGAGCAAGAGATTGTCGTCGGCTATTTCAGCGATGACGATTGGTGGTGCGAAAATGCACCAACTGCAAAACAATTTGCGCCTACCCACTGGCGCCCCCTGCCTGCAGCACCGAAGGAGATCAACGCGCTGGGTGATGCGTCATGACACGTGTTCCGAATACGGAACTGCCCTTCTTGCCAATAGAAAATAGCGAAATCCCTATTCCAGCCTTTTCAATGCCGAAAAAAACTCGCGTTCCTCACGCCAGGTGGGGACTGGAACGCCTAGAGGTCGGGCAAAGCGTCTTTATGAAAGGCGCTAAAGCGCATCCTAAAAAGCTGCTTTTTTTGCTCAAAAAGAATCACGGCCTTTTGTTCACATCTCGCATCTACTGGGACAAAAACGGGAATCTTCTGGGCGTTCGCGTCTGGCGAGTGGTTTAAAGTGCTCATGAGTTGGGTAGACTGTTTCGTCCTTGTTTTTGCCGTTCTGGTCTGGTGGAGGATCTATTATGACTGAAGAAGACGACAAGAGGTTCATCCTGATGTGGGAGAATGGGACTCCCAACGACGTAATTGGCAACACGTTTGGCGTAACCGCACAAACGGTGCGGGACATTCGCAACCGGCTTGGTTGCTTGCCCAGGTCGGCGCCGATCAAACACGTGGATCTAAGTCTGATTCTTGAAAGGCGGAAAACCGAAACTCTGGAAGAGATTGCTTCTGAACTGAAAGTGTCGCGGTCTTACATCACCAAACTCCTTCAGAGGCACGCAAAAGATAATCCCCCGCCTGCTCCTGAACCTCCTCCAGTAAATTGGAAAAAAATCCGGGATAGTTTTGGGCCTTTGCCCCTGGAAGCCTGCATCCCCTACACGATGGCAATCTTGGAAAAGGCTAATCACCTCAACCTGGATTAGACAACCGTCAAAACCTTGTCTTCAGATGCAGCGATTGCCTCTCGGATAAGGCGGGGCAGGATAATGCACCCGTGAGACGCTGTATGATTCATCGCCTGATTATCGCCGTGGATGAGGAAGCCGTCACGCCCGAACGTGTCGGTTCCCTCCTGCGGCGTTAATCTCATGGAAACTGGGCCGCACCTCGGATGCGCAAAAGATTGGCCAATGTCGTAAACCCCAACCGGGATCGGGCCAGTGTTGGGAACGTCCTGCTCTGCCGGGTTGTCTAGCCCGTCATCAATGCCAGAGTAGCCCAAACCCACAATGCCGCCATAGTGCGACATAAAGCCGTTGTTCTGCCGGTAGATCCAAGTCACTTTGATACGCCCTTGATTTTCTCGTAAGTGCGCAAACCACCCATCCCCAACATCCCGAACATCAACTGCCAAAGTGTGTCGTCTAACTTGGGCGGGTTTGGAATCGCGCTATGTTGCAATGCAGCAATCCAGATTGCTATGGGAAGGAGAACGTATTGGTAGCCCAAAGCACACGCACAGATCCACCCGATAGCAGGACGCCAACCCGCCACAAAGACACTGTTACTTCCCGCTTCTGCGGCGTTCACAGTGTTCTGAGTGGCATCCCATTGCTGGAGAGAAGATCGCAACGCCTCTTCGGCTGCCTGCTTTTGAGCAGGGTCGGGGATGAACTTGTTGATGATCTGTAGGCCAGCACCAATAGCGTCATCTATCCCGAATGCCATGTCACTTACCCGCTGGAATAGGGCCGCCCACGGCGTAAGAGACGCTGCCTGGGGATTGGGTCACAACCGTAGTGCCGAACGCCACAGTGCCGCCTGAGAGGTTCTCGTTGGCAGGTCCATAGCAATTAGCCAACTGCTGACCGTTTACGGTTTCAGACTTGGTGCAGGAGAAGCTAAACAGATTGCTCATCTGAGCCGTCTGGCTGCTCACAAACGTGCGGTAAGGGGCGGGCGTATTGCGCAACCAGTTGGGAGCCTGCGGAATGTCCGAACGCACCTGATACATGGACCAAACCTTCCCTTTGCCGGGAGGTGAGCAGCTACCCTGCATGTTCCCGCCGGTCACGTCCGCAATGGCTGGGCCATGCAGCACCGGACACACCGCAACCACTTCCGGGAAGGTATTGCCGTTAACCGTGATGGTTTTGCCCGTCAACGTGGCACCGCTGGCGGCGCACAAAGCAAACTCACCAGTGCAGATCTTGAACGACTGGGCAAAGGCAATCGACGGCACCAAAGCCGCCAACAACAACAGATACTTCATTTGCAATTCCATCTTTTTATGCTTGCGCTTCCGTCCAACTCACAATCATAGATACGTTGGCAGATCCAGCCGATTGGTTTTGAGCCGTGATAGTGATCAAATCGGGACCGTCCGGGAAAACGCCATTAACCGTAGTTGGCACAGTGTTGCTAATTCCACCGCCAAGGATGGCATTGCCCAAATCTCTAATGATCGTCACGTCTTCTTCAGTCAAAGTTGAGTTTGAGCCGCCGCCTGAATTGTTGGTGAAGAACGAGAATATGTTCTCGCCTCCAGTCAACGTAGTTGCACCTGTGTGAGCCACGTACTGAGACAAAGATGAGCCGCCCACATTAGTAAATGTGCCTGCGCTATTTAGACCGTTCAAAATGACGTTGATCTTGAACACGCCGGTAGACAACACGCGAATGGACTGCAACTTCAACTGCATACGGTTGATAACTTCTTTGGCACCAAGAACGCCAATCAACCCAGTGTCCACCGAAGGACCAGTGCGCAAACTGAAAATTGAATTAGTCACCCCTGTGGCAACCGTAACCGGAGTTGCCCCCGTGCTTTGATTGAAACTGAACAGCAGATCGTTATTAAAGCCGCCATCCATCACAACGGATGTTCCCCAATGCGACATGCTGCCACCGGCTGGGTAAACCGAGGCGTTGGTTGTCTGATTGGCCAGTTCTACGGCAACAGGCACCGTGGCTGAGTAGGTGTATGCCGTGGCTGCGCTGCCGCCTGTAGCGCCTCGTGTGCAGCCCGTAAACGTGGTGCTGGTCAACCCGGTATAAGTCACATACTCAATCACGCCCGTATTGCCAGGAGCGGAAATGCGGAAAGCGCCGCTAGTCGGGAACCCGGCAGTGCTAGACACGTTGATCGTGGTATCACCCGTTGCGATGCTTGCCGTAATTGTGGTGATCGGCTGCACACAATACGATTCATAGTGCGCAGGCAAATTGCCTGAACGCATCCACGCTTCGGTATAGACGTTGTTGTTTTGAACCTTATGGCAATAAACCATCTGACCTAGGTTGGTGCGCAACCCAAAGCGGATAAAGCCCGCTCCATACCAAGAGTAGTCGATATACCACATTTGCATCTTAGTCAGATCAATCGTGTATCCAGAAGGGCCTGTGCCGTCGCAACGGTCCAAGTTCCACGTAGACTGAGGAAACCGTGTTTCAATGGTCAAAGAAACCACAACGTTGGAAGCGGTTGCAGCACGATATTCGGGCAGAATTTGAATCTGCGTGTTGCTAGTGACCGAATGCACCCGGTAGCTTTGCCCGCGAATCACAATGTAACTGCCAGCAACCAATTGCTGGGAAAACAGCGTATTGGTGCCGGTGACTACATTTGAACCGCTGGTGACGGTAACAACACCCGAGATCTGCTGAGTGCTTTGACGCCTCACGGCGTAAAGAGTTTGCCCGTCAAACTCAAAGAAAATTCCGTTCTGCTGGTCCATAATGCCGATGCGATGGACAGTGCCATACCAACTATAAGAGCTTACGCTGATAGGGAACCCGCTGGCTGGCGTGACTGTAGGCGCGGTGTTGGCGATATACGTCAACGTGGTAGGAGTCGCTGTAGCAACCTGCCAGGTGCCGTCATATTGGGCTTGAGCAGCCCCGCTGACCTGAATGAAAGATCCAGGAGTCATGTTGTGGACGAACTTGGTGTTGACCGTGATTGTGGTGCCTGAAGCGGTCAGGCTATCCACATACATGGCGTTCTTCATAATCGAGCCGGTAGACATTTGGATCGCCTTCCCGGACTGATACCGGAAATAGCGACGTGTTTGCCGGATAATCTGAGCGCCAGGGGAGCCTACACCAGCGGAGAATTGAATGCCGCCATCGTAAGCGCGATGAACCGAAAAGCCGTTAGGCGTGCAATACAAGGTGCTGGTTGCTCCAGCCGCTGCCGTGATTGAGCCTGTCGCAGTCAAAGACGATGTGAATGTAAACGTGCTGTTGGTCGGAACCGTGGCAATCTGGAACATGCCATTTGGTGCGTTGGTGGTAGCTGTGGTGCCAACAACATAGATAATATTTCCAACGGAAAAACCGTGAGCGTAGGTTGTGGTTCCGGTAACGGTTGTGCCGCTATTGGTGAACGCAGCGCCTGCCGAAACAGAGACCGGAATCGCCGCACCCGTATAGAATGATCCAAGGAACACGTATGTCTTGGTGCTATCGTAAATGCTGCCAGAAGTGGCGTCAGTTGTGCCGGGAACCTGCTGATAGGTAAAGCTACCCGCACTTGTAGTGGCAACTATAAACCAGCCATTTGCTTGCACATCGTTTGTGCCTTGCACATAGATGGGAGCGCCAACGGCTGGGTTGGCGGTTGAAGTTACCGTGACAGTGCCTGTCGTAATGGATACGGCAGTGATCGTAAGGGGTGATGTTGTGTTGTAAAAAGCCGTGGGGCGGTTATTCATCATATTGACGAACTCCCACTTGGTGGGCTGCAAACCATACTCAAAGTCCGTGTCAATCAACGACTGCGGAGTAGACGTGCGGATCTTGGCAACAGCGTCTAGTTGCTCTTCTTTTGGGATGATCTGGAGAACGTCAGGCATGGTTTTGCTACCTTAGTAAACGGCTTTGCCGGGCTTGGTCGTGGGGCTATTTTTCGTGTCGTCAGATCCATTCCGAAAGCTGAAAATAGCCCGGAAACCACCAGGGGGCATACCATCCCCCTGATGGAACTGACTTCCCATGCCGTATTTGTCCTGCGGAATCTGAGCCCGCGAAGCCACCGCAGTACGGAATACGTCGTTTTTTAGGCGTTTATTGCTGCTGTCCTTCACGCTTTTTTTCCTTTACGAGTGATGGAACGAATACCACGCTGCCAAAGAATGCCGCCATGATAATCCGTTCTTGCGTCGGGTCGTGCATAACCCAACACGCCAAAGCGAACGTCATACATAGAGACAGGATAGTAAGAACCCGGTCGCTGATGGTCTGAAAAGCAATGCGAAGAATCTGCAAACTGAAGGCGTCCATAGGTGTCCCCTAAGTGAAGTTCGCAGATACCATACATCGTTTATTCTTCCTCGTCACCGCTTAAGAAGCCAGAACCGAAGTCGTCATCGCTGACCTTCTGCTTGATCTTCTCAAGGTTCAAAGCCCGATCCAGGACGCGCATTTTGTCGATCAAAGTGGCTTCAGGATCGCCCATGACCGCCTTGAGCAACTCACTGATAGCTTTCTCCAGATCCGGGTTTATGCCGCGCTGCTTTTTTGCCATGTCATTGGTCTCTTGTCTGAGGAACTAGACGCCCGCCAACGCCAGCAATGGCGGCAGGAAGGGTGTTTTGAGGAAGGCCAACATCTGGCCTCATGCGGCGTTGAATTGCCCTAGCACCACGGCCTAGGGGCTCAGAGAGTGGTCCGCCAAGGAAGCGTGCCAAACGCTGACCACGATCAAGCACTGCGCGCAAAACGTCAGGCTCGCCCTGAGGGCCTTCTGTCAAAGATCGCATCTTCAAAGACAAACCCATCCGACCTGGCCCCGAAAGCGGATGCAAAGCACTGGCTTGTTCACGTTCCAAAAAAAGGCCTAAAGCTTGGGGGCTGACATGGCCTGCCGTATTAATCTCGCCAGCGTTTGCCTTTTTCAGGTCTGCTAGAGTCATGTAAGCTTGATATTGCCGGTTTACCTTACTTAAAGCCGCCCCTTTTTGAGGGTTAGACTTTTCAATGGCTTCGTCAATCTGGCGCACAATCTGACGCGCTTGAAAGCGAATGTTCCCATCCGGGTTGTTGACCGCTTGAGATGCTATCTCACTACGCAAACGTCTCAACTCTTCGCCTTTGATTTTTGCATTGACTGGAGCGCGTGGCGCGGCGGCAGTTGTCCCTGAGGCGGTTGTCCCAATCGGAATTGCTCCAGGATCTTGATAAACCCTATTAACAACACTTTCGTTAATCAACTTGCCTTTCCAATTAGACTCCATGAATTTCTTCACTTCAGGAGAAAGCGGAGTATGCCCAACTACACGGGCGTAAATGGCTTTCCAAGCATCACTGACGCTTTTAAAAAACTTCTCAATAGCTGTTACAGGTTTTTGAGCCGTCGTTAACCAACGAGACGTTTGCTCGGCAAACCATTCTTCAAACCCATGATAATACCTAACTTCTTCTGTGGTGGCTGGAACCGACTTTTGATGAGAGCTAGTGTATTTGTCTGAAGTTACTGGCCTCAGTTGTTCCACATTCTTGCCTTTATCTGCCGTTTTTGCGGCAGACCAAGCTTCGTTAATCGCTTTTTTCACCTCAGGCGATGCATATTCGAAAAGTTGAAATTCAGCTTGATGACCGAACTCATGCAAAGCGGTGGCAAGAGCGTCTTGAGGCTTTGTGATCAGAACTTCGTCAATAAAAATGTGTCCGGTCCGGCTTGCCCACCCGTAAGCATCTCCACCAGATCCAACGTAAATCCCAGGAGTAACCCTCATTCCCAATTTTTCGGATAATTCGTCTAGTGCTTTCTTTACGTCAGCGCCCCACAGCGGAGCATCGTGAGACGTGATAGGACGCACATTTTTATAGTTACGAACTTTTATTTCATTCATAAGCTCTTGAGTCAAAGGAGCGGCTTCCATCCGTTCGCCTGGAGCAAAAGTTTTTTCAACAAAATTTCCGATGCCTCTTTTGGCATTGGTAGTCTGTTTGCGCATTACATTAAACGCTTCAATTTCACCGGCTTGAATTTCGGCTGCTTTGAACCGATTGACTAAATTGCGAGCAACGCCCATCACTTCAGGAGATCCAGTAGGATAAATTCTGGCCTCTTGCTTTCCAATCTCGGTGAGCACATCAGCCATATTTTGGTCTATGTTAAACTCACCGCCGTAGATGTTGCGGTATTCCTTGTCAAAATGACCAGCACGTTCAGACATAAATTCAGGGCTTACGTTGTCTGCTGGTTTCCCTGTAGCAGACGTGACTTTGCGGTTCATCTGAATCTGTTCAGCCGGGCGAAGGTTTTCCCCTTTAGGCGATTCTCCGCGAACCTGCCTTGCAGTCACGCGATAGCCAGCATCTTCGGCTACTTTCGCGGCTTCAGCCGCCGCTTTACTGGGGCGCCCAATTAGCGAAGATTCGGCTAATGCGCGAGCACCTTTTGCAACTACTTTTGGACCCCAATTAGGAGATAGGAACGGGCCAACAAAAGCGCCTATCTTTTCGGCATCCGTTTCCGGTTCACCAAAAACAAAATCTCGGATGTTTTCGGTTGTAGGCAATTGCCCGATCCCAGTGTCAGGCAAACCAACGGCGCCTTGCGCCCAACCAGCCAAATTTTGAACATCTCCCAAGATGCCAGGAATGCTCGCCAAAGCACTCTTGCCGCCACTGACCGCAACGTCTTTCAAATTTCCCATCTGCTCGGCGTAAGGCATAGACGATACCGGGGGCGCGTCTTCGTAATAGCCGGTGAAATTCCCCATCGGGTCATAGCTGGGAATTTGCGTCGCAGGAGCGGTCGAAACTGGTTTTTCTTGACCGGCGGCGGGCACAAATCTACCGCTACTTTGGCTGGTTTGGTCAGGAACAAATGGCATTGGTTACTCCCAAACTCCGCTTTGGCCGTTAACAATGATTTTCATGCCCGGCTTCACTTGGCCAGCGTCCGCAGCTTTTTGCGCCGCCGCCACATCAGGGAAACTCAACATCCCTCCCGGACTTGTTGTTCCTTGAACAAGACCGAGAGAAGTCTGCGCAATCGTTTGTGCATTCGGGTTTTTCTTTCGTTCTCTAGCAATCAAAATGTCTGCCATATCATCAGTCGTAAAAGGCACTGCTTTCTTTAATTGCTCCAAGATTGCCATTGCTGTTTGTTTTTGAGCATCAGACAATCGCCCTCCGTCAATCGCGGGTTGAATGGAGCTTTCGGCAATACGCCTTATGTCTGCCAGTTTGTTTGCAGTAGACCACGAACCTTCGCTTGCGTTGATATAAACGCCTTTCTGAAGGCTCTCAGACAAAGCGGCCAAACCCGTAGCAGTTCCAGACGCTTCAAGGACGGCCAAATTTCGGCCAATACCAGCCAAATATGTGTTCATGGCTTTTTCTTCATTGGTAGACATGGCTCTTGCCGTCGAAGAAAAGAGAAAACCAGACAACCCTTCTTTGCTGTCCATTTGGCGCAAAAGCCCCGTTGTTGCCCCTGATTTCAACCTTCCTATACTTTCAACCGCCGAAGTAACGCCGCTCAGCGCGTTAATCATTCTTTGGCTTTGTTGTTGTGAGGCATCCCCGGCCCCACTAGCTCTGCCTGTTCGTGCCGATTGAAGTTTATCAACCACTTCTGGCGGCAATGGATTGTCGTTCATATCCGTGAGGGACACGCTTCCGTCTGAGGCTGTTTTCAGAACATAATCAAGGGGTTTGCCGTCTAGCGTTTCATGAATTACCCTTGTCGTCACTCTTCCGGCGCTTGGCGGTTGCACTTCAATGCCCTGCTCCATCATTTGACGGGCTTGCCCGCCTGTTATTTTCATCACTCGGCCATTGACGTAAACATCAACAAACTCGCGATCTTTGGCGGCTTGCGCATCTGCTAGAGTTCGATCATGGCGAGCTTGTTCTGTGGCTGTTGTTCTTGCCAAACGAGCGGATTCCACGCTCATTTGGTGCGCCCATTCAGCGGCTTTTAGCACCCCTTCATATTGGATTTTAGCTTGCAGAACGGGCGCACCTAAGCGGGCCATAGCCAACTGAGCGTAAGCTTTGCCTTTATCCATGTCATTTGCAGACAGCTTCAAAGCCTGTTGAAGCTCTTGCTGAATCTCGGCATTGTGCGACTTGATCGACTCAAGATTGGCCTGAAACTGCTTGTATTCCTTCTCATACAGATCCTGCCGCCCTTGCTGGTAGCCCTGCATCATGCCGGTCATCGCCGCCATGCCTTCCATCCCAGCGGTCTTAGCCTTGCCGCCAAGGGCAGTGCCAAGCACTCCCAGCATGCCAAAGATCATAGACAGATCTGAAGCCGTCTCTTTGGTTGGCACAAAAGCGGGAATTGGCTTGGTCTCGGATCTAGCTTGTGCAACGGCAGCATGATCGGCGGCAGAGCGTTGTTCTTCCGCTTGTGCCATAGCCTGTGCGCCGGCAACGTCCTGATTGCCCTGAGCCTGAGCATAAGCTTGCCCGGCAGCCATAACCCCGCTCATGCTCGCGGGATACTGCAAGCCACTAGCAGGCTCTTGCGTGGGAGCGGGAGGCGGCGCAGGAGCCGGAGCGGGGGCGGGAGGGGGAGGCGTCATGTTTGCGCCGGGAACCACCCGAAAAGAACCGCTCAAAATGCTGTCTTCCATGATGATGCCTTACTTCGTCGGAGTCATGGTGTATGACGTTGTAGGAACTAGCATACGCATCATAGTGGCATAATAGTTTTGCGTCATGGCCTGCAATTGCTGGTTAGCTTGAACTCCAGCTTGGATGCCCTGGGCGGCGTAAGTGTCGCCGATCTGGACCGTGCTCATGCCCAGCGTCATCTGGTTGTTCAGCAACGTGTTGTAGAGGTTCCCAAGCTGCATTGCCGCCTGTTGCGCCCCTACGCCACCTTGGTTCGACACCGATTGATTCAATTGCGCTTTAGCTGCTTGAATCGTTTGCTGCGATTGAGGAGTCAAAACCCCTTGTTGAGCAGCGTTAATCATCTCCTGACCGCGTTGCTGGAACGGTGCTCCCAAAGCAGCATATTGAGCCTGTGTCTGTGCCGCTTGCTTGCGGGCCGCCGCCTGTTGGCTCATGCCAAGGCCAAGAGTTCCCGCGCCAAGACCTAGCTTGAGAAGGTTAGACGGATCTTGCAAAGCGTTCAGCGCCGACGTTCCCGTCCGGCTAAGGAAGCCGGGTTTTTGCGGTTCATTGGCCTGCTGTTGAGTGGGCGCCAGGTTGTTGATTTGAGCCTGATCTGCACCGGCAGGAGGAGAAAAGAATTGCGAGACTGACGGCAACGGAGCCGCCATTGGCGTAGGCTGCGCAGCGCCGCCAAATGACCCATACGGCTCAACCGTGTTGACCATCCCTAAATTCGAAATTTCTTGGGGCGGGGAAAGAGAATTTGCACTCGAATATGCCGGTGTTTCTGTAGCAGTTGGCGGTGGCGCATACGTTTCAGGAGGAGGCACTGTGGTATCAAAATATTCCGCAAACTCATGCAAGCCCGTATCCGGGTTGATGCCACCTGAGCCACCATACCGCTTCAGGATTTCCGCTTCACGCGGGCTGATGTGAGCAAGGATCTTGTCGTTCTTTCGTCCGTAAGACTGAAGGATATCGACAAGTTTCTTCATGTCCATATTGGACAATCCATCGGTCTTCAACGCCTCTGAAAGCCTTGTCATGACTAAGTTCCAGACCCATCAGTTTGCCGCAGAGAAGCGGAGTTCCACACGTTGCGATTCGGCGCGCTTGTATCTGACGATCCGAAGTAGGTGCCACCCGGTTGATACGCTAAATCAGGGGACAAACTCAAACCTTGTGCAAGCGCAGCCGTAGACGGTGAAGAAATACCACCAACACGCGGAGAGGCAACGCTATTTCGCGCAGGGAAAGCCGCTCCCTGTGCCAGGTTACTGGCCAATCCGCCAGTCACTTGACCGCCAATAGATGATGCAGGCTCACCAGAAAACGATGAATACAAGCTAGATCCAATGCCCGAAACCGCACCGCCCAAGCCTCCACGTTCCGCAGCAGTCAGCACATTGCCACCCGTTGCCGCAGCCCCCGCGCCAGCGGATAAGCCGCCCGTAATGCCCCTGCTCAAACCGCTACTAATTGCATCAGACGCCGTATAGCCCAACGCCCCACCCAATGTTGGAGAAATAGCAGAGCCAACAAGGTTCTTGACCGTAGGGCCAAGAGCACCGCCTAAGCCGCCGCTAACAGCCCCGCCAATTGCGCCTTTGAGAGGATCACCGCCCTGCAAGGCAGAAGACAAAGCACCTGTGGCAGAGCCTATAACGGCTCCAGAAGCAGCGTCAGCAACCGTTGTGATGGCAGCCAAAGTAGTTCCAGCTTCAGCCGCCGCAGCCGCTGTAGGAGCCGAAATAGCAGCAGCCGCCGCCGCTTCACCACCAAGAGCTTCAGCAAAAGCCGGTGCAAGCAATGGAGCCGCAAAGAAGCCAATGCCAGCAGCCACAACCGCCAACACGATTGGCGCAATGGTTTTGTTGTGTTTGATAAGGCTACTCACCCAAGACATTAGAGGGCTACCTCCAGCACGTAACCGCCTGATTGAAGAGTCTGAGTCACGTTCACCGGAAACTTTTTGGACATCTGCTTGACGGCCATAGCGGCCTGTGGATCTTCAACCGTGGAAGTTACCCGGCTAATTCCCATAGATTTGAACGTGTTTAGAACCGCTACAAACCTCTGAGCAATCTGGTTGGCGTCTTCGGTAGATATGACATGAACATCAACCATGCCCTTAGGCAGAACCTTTTGGTCTGGCGTGTAGCCAACGGCAAGGAACAACGTGTTGCCAATTTGCACCAGCCTGGCTTTGCCAGATCGGGCGAGTTTGTTTAGGTTGGCTATGAACTGGTTGACGGTCTTTTCGTCGGCTCCAGTGGTCTGCATGTATTGCTTGATGATACCATCTGGCCCTCTTTCGGAAGATTGAGTCTTTCCGCGCTGTTTCGCAATAGCCCCCATCATGCTTTTGGTTTGGGTGCCGATCTGGGGTTGCTTTTCAGCCAGTCGTGCCATCAGGAAAGTCCTAACACCGCCGCTATTTGTTGGTGAATCAGCAAATGCTCAGCAAGCCAATCGTAAAATGAACCCTCGTTGTTGAAGTTCACATCCAGCATATTAAACGGATTGCTAAGCCCTGTCAGCCCGGCAAACGCTTGATGTTCTACCTGATGAGCCTGTAGCCAGTCATCAAGATTATCAGTGTCAGCATCCATCAGCGGGTAAACCGGCACGCCAATGCCTTGGCTAAAAAACGTGTCTCGGAACAGAGCGTGTTGCAACCCGTTCTCAAACAGAAAGCCTCTCAGGCTATCGGTGTTGCCAAACTCAACTGCACTTAGTTGATCAAAATCCATGTCCCATTTCCATCAAAAAAGCCTCAAAAAACCTGAGTTTGGTTGGGGAGTTGACGATATGTATGTAAATACAATGATGCCTTGCCCGCCTGTTCCACCTCCACCACCGGAAGCGCCGCCATAATTTCCTCCATTTCCTCCAACGCCGTTATTTCGCCCACCACCACCTCCACCAGAACCAGCAATTGAACCATCAACTGTTTGGGTCCAAAGATTGCCTGTTCCACCATTGCCGCCCGTTCTAAACGATCCAGTTGAATATTGCCCACCGCCGCCTGAATTTATTCCACCATTTCCCGCCGCAAATGTTGATGTTCCACCAACGCCACCGTTTGGACCGGCACCTTTGCCGCCAACACTAGCCGTTGGTGAAACGGCGGCAGGAATATATCCAGATGGAGCACCGCCCGCCCCAAGACCACCGGGCGCAGCAGTATATGATGCAGTTCCATTTCTACCAGTAAAAGGCCCTGCCGCACCGCCGCCACCACCAGGACCGGCTGTGTTGGCAGGGCTGCCCGAAGCGCCTGAGTATTTATAAGTTCCAATGCTTCCTGTGTTAATTGCGGCTCCTAAGTTGCTAGTTGCGACTAAACCTCCGGTGGCTACAACGCCGTTACCAAAAAAAGTAGGTATTGTCGATCCTGATGCTGCGAACCAAGTGGGACCGCCATTAGTATTGGATGCCCCAACTCCAACAGACACTGAATATGAAGAACCGGCTGTTAGTGACAACCAAGTAGGAATATCCAGACTTGTTGTCCTGGCATAATTACCGCCTGATGAACCACCCCTTGTCAATACAGTAGATCCTCCCCCACCAGCACCAATAACTTCAAAAGACCAATAACTTCCAAGGTCTGATGGAATGGTGAAAGTTCCAGCACCCGGAGTTGTGTAAAAAATTCTTTTGTAAATAGTTGGAGTGTAAGTGATAATTACAATCCCTTGCCCTCCAGCAGTATTTAAACCTCCTGCGGCGCCACCCCCATAAAGGCCAGCGGCACCCGGAGCGTTGCCAGCACTTGGGCCACCAGCGCCGCCGCCTGGACCTGCCGTTGCCCAATCAGATGTTTGCACCCAAATAGAATCTCCGTTGCCACCATTGCCTCCAAGGCCGCCAACGCCATAATTACCACCACCGCCACCAGAACCTAATGCGCCGTTCGCTCCCGGAGATCCCCCAGATCCACCTGGATTAGGTCCAGATGCCCCGCCAACCCCTCCATTTGGGTCACCAAATGGGACGTTTGCCCCGTTTGAGCCAAATGTGGTTGCTGTTCCTGCCCCGCCCCCGCCACCTGAACCTGGATTGGCAAGGTCAGAAGTTCCCCCATCTCCTCCATTTCCCCCTGTTCCTGCCGCACCTCCTCCAGCACCGCTATTGCCGCTAGAACTCCAATCACCGCCAGAGCCACCACTATACGTAACCGAACCAAAACTAGTAATTCCGCTTCCTCCCACACCTCCTGTTGGAGGAGCAGTAAAACCAGGACCTCCTTTTCCCCCTCCTCTAGCAAGCACGCCCGTAGATTGTGACGTTGGAGCAGCTTGAGCAGTTGGGTTAAACCAGACGTTTGCTCCCGCTGAATTTGCAAGTGATGCAGGGAGCGAAATAAAAACTGCTTGGTTTGGGTGCAAATTAAAAAAAGTATCAGCATTGGTAGAAGACGCATAAGCACCGCCGCCCCCTCCTCCGCTGCCGTCATTTACATAAGCACCTCCACCACCACCGCCGCCAAGACATTCAACTTTCCACGGCGCTCCGAAGTCTGAAGGCAAGGAATATACGCTTGAAGACGTTGTAAAAAATATGACTTTGGTTGCCATGTCTATTGCCTATGCCACTGCCACGCAACGCCAAGCGGGTGTTGCTACGTTCCAAACAAACCCAATATCAAGGCGAGTCGTGGACAGTGTGGTTGTCGGAAGCGTAGCCGTGGACGATTCAAAAGAAGCGCCCCAAGCAATGTTGATCGCCGTGGTTCCGGTGATCGCAATCCACAATTTTTGTCCGTTAACCGGAGTGCCGGTTAGGTTGGTTGTAAATGATGTGATCGCCACCGTCTGTGCAGTGATAATCATCATATCGTAGTTGTCTGTGTTTAAAGTGGGCGTGGCCGAATTAGCCGTGCTGGCATTAACTCTGGGTTGAATGCGAGCATTGTTGATAGTCTGATTAGCCATATTTAACCCGGCGGTTCCCCAAGTTACCTGACCAGCAGGGCCACCGCCTGGCACAAACATATAACCGGACCAATCTCCCGCAACGGAGCTAGTAATCTCCGCAAACGCAAAAGCGGCCATGCCGGGAACAACTACGCCCAACGGGTTTGTTGCTCCGTCTTGCAAAATCAAAGTGCCGGTAGAATCATTGTCTATGACAAAACCTTGGCCAAGAGCCAACGTAGTGGCATTTGGAAGCACAATGGTTTGAGCCAAACTTCCAGTAAACCGTTGATAATTAGTGGAAGCAACCGTAAGGGTTGTGGTTCCTCCGGTCGTGGCGGTTGAAGTCCATCCGGGTATTAGATTGCTCGCAGTTAAATTCCCATTTGCATCACGCAACACAACGCTGTTGGCTCCAGAAGACGTTGTGACGCCAGTGCCTCCCGATCCAACATTCAAAGTGCCAGCTAGAACAATGTCTCCTGTGGTCGCGCTTCCCGGCGTCAAACCACCTAAAGACGTGGAGAACGAAGAGACTCCGCTAGATCCACCACCGCTGCCGCCTGCTACTTTGAGCATTGTGGCCTCCTACAAACCATCGCCCGGTGTGATGTAAACAATGCCAGTGCCGCTCACAGTGATCCCGGTGAACCAAGCGTTGGGCTGGAACGTCAGAATCTCGTCAGTGCTAGGAAGCAGCGGAATTGCCCCGCCACTGACCGTCAACACAGCCGCATTGGACGTGGCCAAAGCTGACGTAGTTCCAATGCCCAAAAACACAACGACAGTTGCGGTGCTGACAATCCGGTATTGATTGGGTCCAAGTGTGGCACCAGAAGCTTGCACGGGCGTAGGTGCCGTAGTGGCAGCCGTAAACGTGACCGTGTTCCCTAACGGCGTAAACGCATGGATTCCCATTTTACCTCATTTGTCCGCTTTGCGGTCCAGCTTATCAAAAATCTGCTTCAAGATATCCTTCATCTCAAGAATGTCCTGACGGTATTCATCCTTGGTAACATACTTGGTATGTAGGTCTCTTTCTAGCACTTTTAGATCCTGCTCTAGGCTGCGAATCGAATCCCACACAACCTTCAGCAGCCACCCAAGGACAGCGCCAAACGCAGCGGCCATTATGTTGATGAAATTCTGGTCCATTCCCAATTACCTTTTTGCTTCACACGCCAATGCTTTTTTCATCTCCCATAGTTTTAAAACCGAATTTACAGAAAGACCGCTCATCTCAGCGGCTTCCGCAAAACTCCGCCCGCCGCAAAGAATTGCCAAAGCAAGATGTTCGTTTTTCTGCATAACAACAACTCTTTCTGAGTCAATCGAATTGGTCACTGTCTGGTATGGCATATTACCTCCTCATAACACGGATGGTGGGGCTACCGAATAAGCGGTTGCGAAGATTGGGCTGCGGCTGTTAACCGACGATCTGACCGGCCAAGAAAGTCGTAACGGTGCTCGATTGTATGTCCATGTCGAGGGCGCCACCGAAGGCCGCAACTTTCATAACGAGCGTATCGCCCGCCCTCATCGCAAACAAATCCGCAACTACAAGATTGTAAATCGCGGAACCTACCGCTATATCAACTTCACCCTGCGCCGTCTGGCTGACACTACCTGCCTGCACAAGCTGTAGTTGCGCAAAAGTTTGCCCGGCTCCACCGTCTAAACGCGCAGCGGCAGCAAAACTGTAAATGCCAGTCACAGGGGCCGTGAAAACTCCGGTTCCTGTATTAAACGCTGACCCAATATTGAAATTAACCCCATCCAGCGGAACCGTGTAGATAGTGCCATTGCCAGTGACATTTAGTCGAGCAGTTGCAGGATACGCACGAAAGCCGCACGCAATGCCACTTTTGGGAGAAGTGCCGGGAGCGTTCAAATCTACTACGGTCAGCGCAGTGTCCGCCACGTTCCCCACGACTGCGGCAGAACACCCGGCCTCAATGCGAATATGGGTGCCGGTCACAGCGCGAAAGACGTTGGCCGTGATGCTGTGCCCCGTAGCACGGAAACCGCTGCCGTTGGCATAAAGTAGGATACCAACCCCGGCCTGAGAGGCAATAACGTTGCCTTGGATAGTCATGCTTTTTGTGTTGCCGGCATTGTTTTGCAAGGTGATGCCGGGCAGCGTGCTGCCAGTTGAGACAATAATGTTGTCGCTGATGCTGCCGCCTAGGGCATGGTCAATCCCGATAGCCCCGACACCTCCGATGAGGCAGGCGTTTTGAATGAAGTTTCCATCAATTACCGTGTTATCGCTGGGCAAGTCATCCGTTATGCCTTCCAGTCCGACATTATAAATGTGATTTGCCATATGAACGCCGCCGGTCGCGCTGTTGTTCGAGATACCAATGCCGTTCACATCATGGACATAATTGTTTTGTGTGCTGTTGCGTGCGCATGTAGTGGACTGTCCATCAAAATAGATGCCGTGGACGCCATGCCCATATACTTGGCAGTTGATAATATCGTTATCTGATCCAGTTACGCCGACCCCGGAATTACCTAAACTGTTGCCGTCCACCACCAGCCCGACCAGCCTGTTTTTGCTGCCAGTAACGCGGATCACGTCAACAGCGGCAGTTTTGCGAAGCACTGCATCCGACGACATGGAAATGGTCTGATTGGTTCCTGCTACAGTCAGCATGGTGCCAATCAAATACGTCCCGCTCCCGATGTGAAAGCTGCGGCCTGAGTTGATCGCGGCTTGAATTGCTGCGGTGTCATCGGTGGTGCCATCGCCAGTCGCGCCAAAGTCTTTGGCGTTGGCAATATCTGCTGCTCTGTTTCCCAGCGTCCGTGCAGTTGTGCTGCCTGTAGCCGTGACTACTGCGTTGGAAAGGCTGTTGGTGCCATTCCCAATGCCGTTCACAGCCCCATAGATAGTCAAAAAGTTGGTGTCTAGGTTCGGCAAGGAATTTTGCGTCGTTGTGTTGCCAAACGTGTATGGAACGCTCACCGGAAGTGTCATTAGAACCTTGCCCTTAGCTCATGCTCTGTCTCAAGCGTGTTTATCACAAACCCGCCGTAAGTAGAGGTGATTGTTAACCCGATATATTTGCCCCATTGCTGGGCATCGCTTTTGTAAAGGTAATAACCGTTGGTAAAGTCCCATGGAATAATGGATGAGACGTTGTTGACCCACGGTATAAAGGCGCCAGATGAATTAAACCAAGGCACTTGGTTTGTTAGCGTGTAGATTGGGCTTGAGTTGACTTGACTGTCAACAGTGACGTTGAACACGCCGCTATTGGTCAAAGTGGCTTCAATGCCAAATTTCAAAGCTTGTTTGTCTCGAATAATATCGCCCATAGTCCACAATGCGCTTTGCACGTTGGACAATACACTGGCTGTGCTGCTTTGGTATAGTTTTACCAGTGATGTGCCGTCAGTGCCGTAGATTGAAGGCACGCCGCCGACAGGGACTCCGGTGACGTATTTGGTGGTGCCCTGACTCGTTAAAAACCACTTTTTATCAAAAAACACGGCTTGGATTGGGCGTGTGCCTTGCACTGGATCTTGATAGTAAAAGTTAAAAACCGCGCACAGGATGCCATTGAGCAAAACCTGCCCGCCGGTTACTGGCTGCGTAAAGTCAATCAGCGGAAAAATACCATCCAGTGCATCAGATAGTTTAGTCGTTGTCGATCCTACCAGCGCATACACACCATAATCGTTCATGAGCAGAACGCTGCGAAAGTATGGGAACACGCTAGAGATGCGTTTTGTTCCAACCGAGGCGCTGACGTTGGTATTGGTGAAGATCGTCGTGCCATTGCTCTGAACGCGAACGTCCGAGAACACGTTGATGCTGTCGTCACCAAAAATGTAGAGAAAATTGTTGGCTGACAGCAAACCTTGAATGTTTCCGTGCAGCGTCTCATCGGTCAGCGTCACAGCGCCCGCAGAAACGGTCACAAAGTCGCTGTATGAGCCTGCGGCTGAGTAATACACTGTTCGCCCCTGAGCCACCCATACGCGGCCTGAGAAGGTTGCAACGTCTACGTTGGCGTTGGTCGTCACAGTAGCCGTAGCAATAGCTCCAGATCCACCGCCGCCGGTTATGGCAATGGTTGGAGGAGACGTGTAGCCCGTGCCAAGGTTAGTCATCACAATCTGAATGATGACGTTGCCTGCAACCACCGCAGTAGCCGCCGCGCCGCTGCCACCGCCGCCTGTAATGCCCACCACAATCGTGCTAGGCGTTGTATAACCAGTTCCGCCGCTCTGGATGTTAACGAAAGCCGTGCCTGTCGCAAAGCTGATGTAACTAGCAACCGCAGTCGCGCCAGATCCACCGCCGCCGGTCAAAGTCACCGTAACAGGTCCGGTGTAGCCAGATCCTGCGTTCGTCAACGAAATTGCAGAGACCGTGGTGCCGGTCAAAGACACTTGCGCCGTTGCCTGAACGCCATTCACATCGTTTGGGGCGCTAATAGACACTGAAGGCGCGCTGGTGTAACCCGTTCCAGCATTGGTTACGGCTATCGTGCCAACAGATCCAATGCTGACTACGTTGGTGCCATCCCAACTAAAAAGACCCTTAGAAGGGTCAATAATCATCAGGCGTTCGTTTTTCCACTGCGCTGAACGGACTCCGCTGCCGCTAAACTTTCCTGAAGCAGCAACTGATCCTGTTGTGGAAGACTGAATGTTGAAATTCTCAACCGCGCCGTTGTTTTGAAACGACATGATGTAGTCGGAAAGGTTGACGTTGGATGAAGTAAAATAAGTTGTCGCAGTAGTCCAAGAAACTACGCCGCCAGAACCATTTGTTACCGCAATTTGGGACGGCACTATTTTTAAGTTGCCCGAACCCACCGGCATGGCGTTCTCAAGCCACGAAAACTCATTCTCAGGGATTGCCGTGCGGTTGGCGTGAGTGTTGATGCCCCTGAAGTCTTTAATGACCAGATATTGCTTGCGCTGCTCTGCCGCTGCCATTGGTTAATACCCTTGGCTGTAAGGATTAGGCATCCTGCGCGTGTAAGTGCCTACCAACACGTTCTGGACCTTCTTGATATACTCATTCTTGAAGATCTCGGACTCGCCGTAAGACTGCTCTTTGTATTTAGCGGTGTGGCAAGCGTAATAGGCAACCGGAGAGGTCCACGGGTCTGGAATGGGATCTACGTCCGACGTGTTGACCAAAGCTATTGGCTCGATAACCGTGTCGATTTCCATCGAATAGACCTGATCTGGGACCGGCCCAAGGTAAAAGGTCTGCGGGCCATACATCGTAAAAGCAATCGGACGCCCGATGTAGTTCTGCCAATAGCGAAGCTGTGCATTAAAGTCCGACCACGCCAAATAGCGCAGCGGAACGCGGCTGTTGCCCCAGTAGAGGTTAATATTCAAGATATCCATCGTCTGCGCGCCTTGCGGCATAGATGCAAACGTATAAGTCTCTTGATTGGTAACCGTATTCAACATCTGAATGGTGCGCAGGCAACCAGTATCGCGCACAAGGCGATTTCTCGCCTCATTGATGTAATCGGTTAACTCACCGGTCGAGTAGAAGTTGGAGTTAGCGTCGTGCAGTAGGCGCTGGCACTGCGTAATGTAGTTCTGAAGCGTCGTGGACATGCGCCATCCTCATCATTGAGCGGCGTTGAAAGTCTTTACTCCCCCCACAACCCGGTGACGGGCTGAAGGGGGAGCATTGACCGTCGCCGGGGACACGGAACGACGATTGTGAGGCGAATCCTCGCTGATAACGATCTCAGCTAGGCGCACCAATCCTTGAGAAACGTCATTTGACGTTTTGACCCAACCCAAACGGGTCAAGATCGGCTCTTTATCTTCAATCTGATATCCAAAAGTGGCGCGGGCCACCTCAACAGGCACTTCAACATGGCTTTGAGGGGGGAATTTGAACATCTCCCCATCCCAACTCCCTTGCAGAAATTCAGAACCTGTGTTGGTGATCCACACTTTTTCCATCAGAAGCTAACCACATCGCCCCAAACGCTGATGTTCACTGAAGAATTGGCAACAGCAACGCCAACCTTCACGAACAGAGCATTTGCCGTGTATGCAGTTGTAGCGGCTGCCGCAATCAGCGTCAGATCCTGCCAGGTACTGACGGCAGTCACGTTGGTCAGCACCTGACCGGCTGCCGTTGTCACCGCATTCGACGTGTTACCGTCATTGCTTGTCAAAATAGTCACGTTGGCAGTCGCCATAGAAGGCACCGCGCCGCCTGCGGTGTTCGCCGGGTTGGCGATCGTAATGCGCCGGATGATATACGAGCCGCTGCCAATCCCACCGCTAAGAATAGGAAGAGCAACAATCGCGTTACCAGTAGCTGCCAAAGACGTGGCAGGAGCAAACGCAATCCGGTAAGACCCGAATGAGTCCTGCGTATTCTGGCCTACAGCATCAGGATTAGCCATTGCTCACTCCTAGGATGTAAACGTGCCAGAAGCCGCTTGACCACCATTGACCGTCATCAATGTGACTGTCTGGGTGCCGGTGACGGCGTTGGCGCGGACGTTAAAACCATCAGAGAGCAACATGCCGCCAGTGTTATTGGCGAGAAGCGTAGTCCAGCTATTTGCTGAACCAGTGTAGTTGTTGATCTCAATGGTGACGTTAGCTGCCGGAATCATGAGGAAAAGACCGGCAGGGACAAACTGCGAAAGCAGCATTGCCGTAGCGTTGCCAGCGCCCACACTTGAGATAGTGATGGGCAGGAAGTAAGACGATGCCGTATTAGCAGAGACATTGCTTACAAGAATCTTAGCTAGAGCTAGTGCCATTGGACTGACTCCTTAAATCGAAAGGCTGTTGAAGCCGGTGACTTTGGTCATCGAACGCGGCTTGGTATTAACCAACTCCGCAATCATGAGGACCGCACCGACGTAACCAATCTGCCAATTTGGCAGAGTGGATTCAAAGCCCGTAAACACAAACGAACCCTGCTCATGGATATAGAGCGACAGGTAGTTGGTGTTCAGGAAGTAGACCGTGCCTTCAGGGCAATACGGGTCCGGGTAAACCGGAACGCCAGCAACCATGAGTGCGCGGAACGCCGCCTGCGGGCCGTTGGAATCGCTGTCAAAGCCGTGACCCGGCGTGATGACATATTGCTCCTGACCAACGTAATCCTGCGCGAGCAGCGTCCAGGTGCCAAAGCCGCAAACCGCAAAGGTCGGGACTTCAGCGCCGTTCTTCACGGTGCCGGAGATGTATTGCAGGACGTTCTGACGGGTCGGGTTAACCGAACCAGCCGTGTACACCTTAGAACGCCACCAAGTGTTCTGAGTGGTCGAACGGGTGATATTGCCGTAGGTGGCGGTGCCAGTGCCATCATCAACCGCAGCAGGCAGTCCAATGAACTGCTGATTGTTGGTCGTGTTGGTGTAAAGCGCCGTCGCCATCGCATCCATCATCACGTTGGTCGCATCGTTCATGCGAGCCTCGATGAGTGGGATAATGGCGTGATCCTGCTGAACTGCGCCTTCCATGCCAAGGAACGGCACCGGAGCAATCATCAGCTTCAGGTTAAATTCAGCGTTGAATGCGCCCTGCTGGACGGACGGCTGGCTGAATGAACCGCTGTAGTCAGACCACTGAGCGTTGACAAACTGCGAACCCTGCACTGGCACGGTCACAGAAGAAACACCGCCAGAAGCAACCTGACTGTTAGAAATCAAAGCCGCAAGAAGCGGCGTCGAGTTGTAGATCTGAACAACCAGCTTCGGGATAAACGCACGCCGTGTGACATAAGTCAGCTCGGTGTACTGCGTCGAACCCGTCGCCGGAAGAATGCCACCACCAATAGGCATGGTTTAATCTCCGTTTAAAGTTAAAGTCCCCTAGTAACGTCAAATGCCAATGGGTCGCGGACTCTTCCGCAACTCATTAAGAGCCTTTGCCGCTTCATTTCGTGCAGCCATCTGAGGATTCTTCCAGAAGGAAGAAAGCGTGAGACGTGCCGTGTCGTCCATCACATTCCGATTGTAGGAAGATGAAGTCGGCGCGGCCTGCTCGCGCATCCAACGGTTGTAATCCGCTGCGGTCTCGTGAGAAGTAATACCCCTCTCCAACATGACTCTCTCCACTTCTTCAATTTCCTGTTCGCTCTGCACAAGACCCTTGCGAATCAAATTTGTGCGGCGGCGATCAAGATCATCAAGAGCTTCTTTTTCCTGAATGCGTGCTTCAAGCTGACGAACGCGGGCATCAGAAGCGTCAATCGCAACATTTGTGCGATCTTCGATATCAATTTCCGGGATCGTCATCTCAGGCTTGGCCTTTTTCGTCAACCGCAAGAACTCTTTGCGAGTGGACGGATTCTCGGCAAGCTGACGTGCCAACGAAGCAAGTTCGTCGCGGGCTTCAGGCGAAAGATCTTCAAGAGAAGGCATGTGTGTCCCCTAACCTATTCAGATGACCGAATGCCCGTCGCCGGGCTTCTTGATAGACATCATATTCTTTGGACCAGTTTTCGTCGCAGACGACAAACCGCCAAGGCGCGAGAAGCGCGGCGGGTTGTAAATCTGGCCATTAGACTGCTGATCACTGGTAGGGCGGCGGATGGCACCGACGCCCCTGGGCTTGAACAGTTCCATGATTTTATCCTTGCATGGGTGGGACGCCGCCACCGGGCGGCATGGGGGGCATACCACCGGGCATCATGCCTTGTGGCATCGGCGGGGGGGCGCCCGGAGGCGCACCGGGCATCGGCGGGGAAGCCGCCATAGCCCTACCTTCAGGACTGCCGCCGCCTGCACCCGGCAGGCTTTGCAGCATCTGAAGAATCTCTGCATTTTTTAGGCTGTTCGTCTTGGATGCGCGCGGACCCATCATGTTGGTCAGGCTCTTCAAAGCCGTCATGACTTTTTGGCCTTCTTCGCTCTCAGATCCAAGCCCCGGCAACGATTGCTCGAGAAGGTCCATAGCCAAACCAATATTGATTCGGGCCGATTCTTGAGTCCCCATCCGAGGCTCAGGAGTAGACATCGGAGAAGCGGAAGGAGGCTGGGCAGAGTTAGGGTCTGCGCCCATACTGGCGTCCTGCGGCATAGGCCGCGAGTTCATCAACTCCATTAGTTTGGCAGTCGAATCGGACACCATACGCTCCAAAAAATAAGCTAAACCGAGTTAGCAGGTTTAGATACAAAAGAACAAGGGGGAATATATTTTACATCCGTCCCCCTTAGCGGACGGTTCGTTCCCAGCAAACGGGCTAAACCCGTCTGTTAGTTACTTCCGGCGGTGCTTACGGCCACGAGCCATGGTAAATCCTCCTTTCCACAAAAGAGTGTTGTCCCCTGCATCTGCCATCACTTATCGGCTGCGACGGCGAGCGCGCTTACTGCCACGATACATGAAATCACCTTCTTCAGCTACGTTCCATGCGGCGCGTATCCGGGCGCGGCGTGGAAGTGCGATTTGAAGATACTCTATATTCCAGGTTCGCGCCATTTCGTTCAGAGTTCAACTGCGCAGTTTGAACTCTAGGTTGATCACCGCGTGGCGATTGATCGGCCATTATTTTGCCTGCTTGGGCTTGCCAGCACCGCTGGGAGGCGGCGGCTGAGCAGCGGCTTTAGCCTCATTCTTTTTCAGCTTGTCTTTCAACAATTGCTTCATAGGAGGCTCCAGAAGATCTAGCAGGCTCTCTTTATCAATAGCACCAGCCTTGAAAAGATTAAACGCCAAAGTGCGTAAATCTTCCATAAAAATTGGGCTGTTGGAATGTGCGTCTACCTTGACCGTAAAGTTCTTTGTAAACTGTTCTGCGATGAACTCAGAACCCTCAGCATCGCGGAACACCGTATCATCATCCATCTGCATCAGCCGCAGATAAAGTGTCGCCATCTTCTCAAGCGCATCCTCAACGACAAGAGCACGCTTCTTTGCGCGGGAAGAACCCAACCTCGCCAATTGCGAAGCATGGCCAGAAGAACGAACTCCAGACTCGCCGTGACCAGATAGAATGCTGCTGATACCAGAAGCTTCAGCAAACATAGCGTCGATCTCGCCAATTTCCTTGTAAAGGTCCGGCGGCATCTGCGGCGCAAGTTTTTCTACCTTTGAATTGGGCATGTCGGTAGAAATCAAACCACCGGCACGATTGAGCGCAAAATTCTTTTCATCCAAGATGCCAGTGAATCCCATCAAAGCTGTCGGCGGATTCACTTGTTTAGACAACAGGTCCAGGATCTCGCCCATGCGCTTGTTGCGCATCTCCTGAAGGTAGACAAGGCGCGACACCTCCGATTGCCCCCAATAATAATCATACTGAGGATTTGGGTTGATGTGGATAAAAGGCAACTCGCCCTTGAGGAAGATGGATTTGTTGGAATCTTCGTTCCACAACTCTCGGTCGTAAATAATGACGCCCGGCTCGGCAATTGTCACAATCTGATAGTCTTGAGTCTCATCGTTGTAGACGTAAAGTTCCCGCATCTCGATTGTGTCTTCAGCAACCTGAGGCCGCATCCGGTTTATGCCGGAGAGGTCTAGATTCACGTTCCCGTAAATTGTAGGATTGCTTTGAGACATAATGATTCGGTTGACGCCGTTAGGCACTTCAGTGGGTGCGTGAAACGACGATGATATACGCTTCATCAAATGCTCACGCTTTGGGTGCCTGAACAGATTCCGGGCTAGTTCGGACTTGGTGATGTAGTAGGTCTGGCACACAGCCTCTTGGCGATCTGTAAACGGCACGTCCTCGCGCAGCACGCCCATCGCGCCGGGCTCAACCATATATGGAGTCACTCCTCCAGGTCGGCGCACCAGTTTTACAAACGTGCAACCAAACACCAAAGACCACGTAAGGGCCATGCTGAAGATGTTGTCAGCGTTTGTGGCAGACCACTCATCATTCAGAGCTTGAGTCAAAACCGGGATCTTGCTGTGTTCCACTTCTTTGACAGAGGCACCTAGCGCAATAGAAAACCGGGTCTGGTCCGCGCTGTAAAGGAACGAAACAAGCTGGTCGATGTGCGGGTAAATTTTGTTGTAGTGCGCCGGGCTTTCGTCTGGACCTGAACCAAACAGGAAAAAACTTCTCAGGGAAACATAATCTCCCTTTCTCTCGTTTTGCGAGACGTAGCATTTGTCAGCAAGATCTAGGTAGAAGAACTCTCGCTCATCGGCGTTGGACGGGATAATCATGGTTTGATCTTCAACCCCTCATGATCGGCAATATAGCTTGCGGCTCGCGGGCCCTGCAAGTCTCCAATATCCTTCGGTAATACACTAACCGACTCACCTTTGACAGACTTGTAAGCGTTGCCACCCATGACGTTCGCCATGCTGATGCCACCGCCGCCGCCCCAGATGGCATTGTCGCCAGGACGCGCTTCCCGCATAGCCTCTTCTTGTTTGGAAACGGGAGCATTGTTCCGGGTGATGTAGTTTCCCTGGTTCTCCCCCTCACGTGTGCTCTTAATGTTCGTCATATTGAACTCTTTAGCCATGCCCTTGAGCGCACGATCAGCAGTCTTCGTTCTTGACGATATGTATGCCGGTGCTCGGAGGAACACCACACTGATTCCATGCTCGCACCCAGACGGGCATACAGGCTCCCACGCCTCAAAAAACCCGTGATCCTCGCATTTGTAATCGCGCTTGATAGCCATGTCAGTCCCCTTTTTTGCTGTTGAATTGTTGGTCTAGCCTTTGGCGTGAGTAATCCGCTCTGTTGCGAATGCCAACATCCATTTTCACTTGCCCATCAACCACCTGAAGTCCTAGGTGGCGATACATGCGAGGCTTTGGAACGCGGCGGTATTCGGTAAAGCGGGTGTTATACATACCCTGCATCACCGCGATCTCACCGTCTTCCCATTGCTTCAAAGCCCGGCTAACTCGGATCTGAGTCATTTCCGATATCGGAAGAGTCTTTGAGATAAAGTTCTTCTTGAACAGATCCTCGGTGATCCCAGCCACGTCGGCAAACAACGCCGCCGAAATACCGCGCTTCTTGTCTGCAAGAAACCGATCGATCCGTTCCATCAAAACCTTTTTGGGTAAGACGCTCATCAGGTGCCGTACAATCCAATGCCTTTGAGATAGTCTGATACGTTCTTCCCAACGCTCAATTGCTCAGGAGTGCTATTCTCTTGTGCCTTGCTAATGGCACGGCTCAGCTTCATCGCCACCAACCGGGGCTGCACTTGCTCTGCATAAGCCGCTGCGGCCAACGCAGCACCAATCACCCGGTCATCCTTGCCCCGCCCGCCAGCCTCAATGGAAGCGCCATCACGCCGGATGGTCTTCATCTCGTCAATCAGATCCTGGCTGCAAACTCGCATCATGCCTCTCTCAAAATAATCCTTGAGATAACTCATCATCCGCTCTTTAGACGACACCGTAGTTACCCAACCCATAGCATTGCTAGGCCCACTCAGCGTGTCGTTCTTGCGCCAAATGTAGTTTGTCATGTGGCCAAGCACATCCATTAAATCTTTGCCGTGTTGCCCGCCCATGCTGACCGCTTGCCTACGCAAGTTGCGTAGTTCGTTGATGACGGCCTGTCCTGGCCCATTCACCTCAAGGTTCAATGTCGAGTTCTTATACGCACCTGCAAGATGGCTAATGACCCAAGCAAACTGGTAGGTGTTCATCTCGCTCGTCGCAAACTCAGCAACCTGCTCCATGCCGTCTGAATAACAACGCCATACGCTGATGCAGAACCTATCGGCCCAATCACTGGACCCATACGCCGGATCGGCCCCGATGACGTAATACGCCGTGTCTATGGGCTGCTCCCAGATCCTGAGCGTAGCCAATTTGTCTGATGAACGGATAACCTCAGTGTCTGCAAAATGGGCGCCCATCACGTAACGGTAAACCTCGGGCAGCATCTTCTTTGCGTCCTTCATCGCATCGGTGCAACGTGCGTTTGAAAAGAACGAACTGCCGGTCATGATGAAGGCGTAGTCTTCAGTCGGCGGAAACTCTTGATACATCAACGACTCATCGCGGATTCCCTCAGCTAATTTCCAACGCCACCAAGCCATCTGACGCGAATTGATCTCCACGCCGTAAAGCTTCTTAATGTCGCGGACCCACTCCTTCTCTTCGCCGGTCAGTCTACCATCCCAATATACCTTGTAAACCGAAGTGTCTGCTTCGACAGAGTAGAACTGATTCCGCCACCAGCCACAAAAAATCGCCTTTTGAGTTCGCGCCCTTTTGGCCGTGACATACATATCATGGAACATGTTGAAGCCCCGCGCCGTGCTCTCAAACATATACAGCCGGTCGGGGTTGGTTTCTGCCAACGAAGCCAGCAATGACGCCAAACCCTCTTCATCGCCCCATGAACTCGTTTCCGTCCCGTGCAGGTATGTAATAGCCTTACCACGCCCCAAAGTGCCTTTGGCCCTCAAGCCAGCCACCTGATAAAACAGACGACTGCGGTTCTTCAGCACCATCTGGTTCCGGTTGTGGCTATCAACAGGCATCTTCCATTCACGTGGCAAATGCTCGTGATACATGCCCAAGGTGCTGCGGAACATTTCACGGTTTTCTTCGGTGTCAGTCACCAAAGTTGCCCCCAAACCAGGGTGCGTAAACACCCAGTAAAGGTCCAACGCCAAGCTGATGGTCGTGATGCCCTGCTGACGCCCTTTCAAGATCACAAAGTGATGAATATCATCCTCAAGACCCTTCTGCATCTCCTCCATCACATAAGTCTGAGTGCCAAGCAAAGTGCCTAGCTTCTTCAAACCCTGCTCTTTGGTCTCGATCTGAAGCTCAGCACAGAACTTGTAGAACTTCTTGATGTCGAATTTCATACCATGCTCACTACGTAAAGGCTGCTAGTCCACATCAACCTTTGCCGGAAGCTCAGACTCGCCAACATAGACGTAACGGCGCTTTGACGTGGTGATGACATGACCCAATTTCCTGTTCTTCTGCGCACACAAACTCAAGATCGAACGCCACGACACCGGCACATAACCGTGCGGCCATAGCAACTGCTTCAAATCCTCCTGCGTCACACCATCCGCTCCAGACAGCATACACGCATCCAAAAACCTCACAGGCTGCTCAGCAGGCTTCACACGCCGCACATGAGCGCGATGATCCCCAGTCCCACGAGCATACTTCAAATATCCGAGAATCGTGGTCAAACTCACACCCTCGCTCTTGGCAATGTCGCGCAATCGCAAGTTGACCGCCCACATATTCAAGATCCGGTCCAAACGCCTCAGTGAATCCTCACGCATCCCCATACCCCAAACCTTGCACGTAAAGTTATATACAGTTGCAAGAGGCTTTTGAAAAGCAGGAAACATGGTTTTTCTTTGGGGGGAGGACGGAGATGGGCTCCCGCACGAGCGGCCCCGCGACCCAGGGCCGCGCCCACTCCAGAGCCAGCCGCCTAGGGCTGCTATAGGTCACATACCACTCACAGACCTGTAGCAGTAGCTCTCGATAGAGCGTCACAGTCTATAGAACTGTGGCAGTAGCTCTGACCCATTAGCCCCTATATCATTACGGTAGCGCGGTGGATGTTGCAGCACACTCGGCACATTAACCGGTTGCTTTGCGTGGTGGCGCTGCGTCTGCTCCCCTGGCGTATCTCTAGCTAGAGGCTATAGCTATATATAGCACGCGCGTGCGGGGGAGCATTTTGTTGATCGAGGGGGGGCTTGACAGGCCGTGCGTCGGATGGCACGAAGGGGGCTAGGCAATCACGCCGAAGGAGACGAGACGATGGCCGAGACACTCCGCCTTCGAGTTTACGCTGATCACCCTGTCGTCCATTTCGCCCTGTCGGGGGACTTGGTCGAGTGCTACCACAACACCTATACCGCGCTGTGGACGGCCGCCCATCGTGTGCACGGGTACGGCAAATCATACGCTACACCGCGCGACGCTGTGGTGGCCCTGCTGCGTGCTGGTGGCTGCAGCAACATCCGCTTCGCTGACAGCAGCGACGCAGTCTGCATCAAGGAGATCTGACGTGAACATCGCACTTGAGGCACTTCGCCGCGCCAAAGCCCTGGGCTTTACCTTCTGCGTCACATTCGACGGGGACGTGATTGACTATCAGGGCAACAACGTGAACGCCGCGTGGCGTGCTATCGTTGATTGCTCCGAGATCATGACCGTGATCTTTTTCGACGAGAATGGCACCCGCCGTGGTTTTTTGATGACTACAGCGCACGGCTTGGACATTGACGAAAACATCGTCGATTGCTCGGGTTCGGGTCCGATCGCGGACATTTGCGACGCAGTTTGCTCCATCTGATCAACCGGGGGGCTCAGGCC